TTGGTCGGCAGCGACGACTGGAAAACAGCATGGCCCACAATTCAAAGCTCAAATGCGCCAGCTTCACTGACCAATGGCAATTCGGTTTATATCAATGGCACCAGCGTGGCCACAGGCACATCAGTAACAACTTTGAGCAACAACATTAATTCAGCTAATATTACCGGCGTTTACGCAGGTGTTGTTGACGGTAAGCTGCAAATTTTTGCCAACAGCACTGCTACAGCAGACGGCAGTACAGGTGGCGAAGGTGCTGTTCATATCGAAAACAATTCTGGCACACCATTAACTACCTTGGGCATCACTGCTGGTACATATCTAGCTCCTGCCTTCCAAGCCAGTCCTAACTATCAAACACCACGCTGGGGCAGCACACAAACCAATCCCGAACCCACAGGTTCGGTATGGCAAAAATCCAACAATGTGAATCTTGGTGTAAACCTAGTGCTGAAAAAGTATGACAGCACATTGGCCACTTGGGTTCAACAACTTTGTAATGTCTATGCCACAGAATCTGCTGCTATCTATGCCTTGGATCCCTCAGGTGGCGGAAAAAATATTCCTGTTGGGACCACTTACGCTTTGCTAAACCCTGCGTACAATAGTCCAGACACAGCAGGATTAGAGATTTTTGAACGCTATCAAAGCGGGTCAATGAGTATCACAGGAGACACCGACACTCCAAGTTTCTTAGGAACTGATACATTTAGCATCGTGGCCACACAACCAGGAACCTCAACTTTGACCACTCCTGTGACAGCATACATTTTGAGTGGCACTGCTTCTGACTTTGTGGCTGCTGTGAGTGCTGCTGCAGTACCGTATGTCAGCGCCACAGTTGACAGCAATGGTGCGATTGTTATGACTCACAGTGCAGGCGGTGATATCTATCTAAGAAACCTTAACGGTACACCAGTTGACGAAGCAGGTTTTAATACTTCATTGCAAGGTGTCAACAATGTCACAATCAATGGTGCTGACTATGTGGCACTAACTGGATGGGCTACATACCCATTCTTTACATACTCAGCCAGTACTACTGCTCCAGATCAAGATCCCGCTGATGGTACCTACTGGTATTATTCAGCCACAAACCAAGTGGACATTATGATTCAGAACGGTGGTGCCTGGGTTGGTTATCAAACAGTGACCAACGATGTACGAGGCTACGATTTGACTTTGTGTAATGCTACCGGTCCTATTATCAGTGCTACAGCACCTACTACACAGACCAACACAGCACAAAGCCCATTGGCCTATGGTGATCTTTGGGTCAGTACTGCTGATTTAGAAAATTATCCTCAGCTGTATCGTTGGGAAAATGTTGATGGTATGGACCAGTGGGTGTTGATTGACAACACAGATCAAACCACTTCAAATGGTATTCTGTTTGCAGATGCACGTTGGGCTCCCAATGGATCAACCAATCCGATCACTGATCCTTTGCCAACTATTGTCAGTTTGTTGACAAGCAGTTATTTGGATGTTGATGCACCAGAACCCACACTGTATCCACAAGGTACATTGTTGTGGAACACACGACGCAGTGGTTTCAATGTCAAGAGTTTCCAAGTTAATTATTTTAATGTACAAAACTTTTCAATACCAGTATGGGACAACACTACTACATACTTCCCCAATAGCTATGTACAATACAATGGTGCAATTTATAACTCTAAGCAAACAAACACAAATCAAACGCCTACAAACACCACCTATTGGTGGCCAGTTACAGAAGCCAATACATGGTTGACTGCTGCTGGTAACAAAGCTGATGGCTCCCCTTACATGGGTAGACAGTCTCAACGTGCATTGATTGTGGCAGCACTTAAAGCCGGTATTGATGCCAGTATACAAGCACGTGAAGAACAGCGTCAGTTTAACTTGGTTGCTTGCCCACAGTACCCAGAGTTGATTCCTAACATGGTAGAACTCAGTAACGATCGCAACAACACTTGCTTTGTTGTGGGCGATACACCACTGCGTCTTGAACCCAATGCTACTCAGATCATTGCCTGGGACAACGACTCTACAGATTGGACCACCAGCGATGGCTTGCAGTCGCACAGTGCTTATCAGGCAGTATTCTACCCCAGCTGTCAGACCACAGATCTGTCAGGTACAACAGTGGTACAGCCTCCAAGTCACATGATGGTTCGCACAATCATTCGCAGTGATGCTCAATCATACCCATGGTTAGCACCTGCAGGAACACGTAGAGGTGTAGCAGACAACGCCTTGCGTATTGGTTACATCGAACCGGTCACTGGAGAATTTGTAACAATTGGTGTAAACCAAGGACTGCGTGATGTTCTGTACCAAAACAACATCAATCCAATCACATTTGTTCCTGGCATTGGTATTACAAACTTTGGTAACAAAACTGGTCAAGCCACAACTTCGGCTTTGGACCGTATAAATGTGGCACGCCTGATTGTGTTCCTACGTGCCAGATTGGAAGAGATTGGCAAACTGTACTTGTTTGAACCCAACGATCAAATCACACGCAACGAAATCACCAACGCTGTGAACGGCTTGATGATTGATTTGATTGCCAAACGTGGTATCTACGACTACTTGGTGGTTTGCGATCTTTCTAACAACACACCAGCACGTATTGATGCCAACGAGCTGTGGGTAGACATTGCAATTGAACCTGTGAAGGCTGTGGAATTCATTTACATTCCATTGCGTATCAAGAACACTGGTGAAATCGCAGCTAGTACAGCCGTAACAGCAGTGGCAGGTTAATGACTATGATAGAAATTCAAGAACGGGGTCTTCGGACCCCTTTTTTGGCCCAAGGTCAAGCCATAAATAAAACATATAGGAGATAACATTATGGCCGTTTCATCACTAAGCAGAATGACAGTGCCTTTGGCCAGTGATCAAAGTCAGAGCACCCAAGGTTTGTTAATGCCCAAACTCAAGTATCGCTTTAGAGTGATATTTGAAAATTTTGGCGTGAGCACACCCAGAACAGAATTAACCAAACAGGTCATGGACTTCAAACGCCCCGCAGTGACCTTTGCTCCTATTGATCTACCTATCTATAACAGCACAATCAAATTGGCCGGCAAATACAGCTGGGAAGATGTCACATGCAACTTGCGTGACGACGCAGGTGGTCAGGTTCAGCGTCTAGTAGGCGAACAACTACAGAAGCAATTGGACTTTATGGAACAGGCATCGGCTGCTGCTGGTATTGACTACAAGTTCCTTACCCGTTTTGAAGTGTTAGATGGTGGCAATGGAACCTCAGAACCTATTGCATTAGAAACATGGGAGCTGTATGGTTGCTATTTGAGCAGCGTCAACTACAACGATGCCAATTATGCTACCAATGAGCCAATGACAGTGGCTTTGACCATACGGTATGACAATGCACTACAAACCCCAATTGGTAGTGGTGTTGGTGCCACCGTGGGTCGCACAGTAGGCGACGTTGTCAACGGTTAACGACCGATGAGTTCTTGGGGGCAGGATTTTCTCAGCGGCTTCGGCGAAGGTTTTTTCAGTGCCCCTGGCCTCAAAGATTACAGTCACGCCAGTAAAACTTTTCGTAGCAATGGTTACGAACTGGCTCCACGCCAGAAATTTCTTTTTCATGTTTATTTTAATCTCAACACCTGGCAGGTACCACAGTTAAAAAATATTTTTCCAAGCACCAGCAACCAATCAACTGTGCTTGGAGTATTGGTAAAAAATATTCAGCTGCCCAGTTATCAAATGAGCGTGGATACCCTAAATCAATACAACCGCAAGCGTTTGGTGCAGAGTAAGATTGAATATAATCCTGTGAGGATAGAACTGCATGATGACGGCGGCGACAATATTCGCAACATGTGGTACAATTATTTTTCTTATTACTACAAAGATCCAGTTCAAAAATACGATAATTTAACTCCTCTAAATGGTAGTACAGGAACCACTTACACTACTCCTGCAGGATTTAATTACAATTCTCGAGACATTTATGCCAATGATAGAAATATCAACGACTGGGGATATGTTGGCGAAAATTACAATGACGGTAATCCATTTAATGCTGGCACCAAGCCTGCTTTTTTCAACGACATAAGAATTTATGGATTTGATCAGCACAAATTTGCTGCTTATGTATTAATCAATCCTATGATCACAGATTTCAGCCACGATACATACGACTATGCTCAGGGTAACGGTATTATGGCTAATACCATGACCATACGATATGAAACTGTGAAATATTATTCAGGCGCTATTGGTGGTGTAAGACCAGATACCAATGCCTCAGGATTTGCTGATCCTGCCTACTATGATCTCATACGCAGCGGAATTTCTCGCCCAGGCAGCACTGCCAGTGTGTTAGGTCAAGGCGGATTGTTGGACACCGGTATTGGCATCTATAAAGATTTAACTTCTGATCCACTGGATCCTATAGGCGCAATTCAGGCAGCAGGTACATTGTTTAACACATGGAAAAATAAAAATATTCGCAGTGTAGTGACTCAGGAAGCCTACGACCTCTTAAACACAACCATTAGGCAGAGTCTGCCCGGTGCAGTACGTGGTGCCATTGGGTCAACTGGATCGCCA